GGTGGTCTATCGGTAGTCTTAGACGCTGTTATCGGTGATGACTTATTCATGCTCAGTGACGCTGCTGTGGTAACTTTTGGTGCAGATAAAGATGTAACCCTTACACATGTTGCTGATACTGGACTATTAGTTAATGCTGCAATGGTTGTTCAGTTTCGTGACTCTGCTATCAACATTGGTTCGCCAGCAGATGGTGATTTGGATATTAATGCTGATGACGAGGTAGAAATCAATTCAACCTTGATTGATATTAATGGCAACTTAGATGTTTCAGGTACAGGTGTCATTGCTGGCGCAGTAACAACTGCGGCTTTGACTGCTAGTGGTGTTATGAAAACAGATGATACTACTGCTGCAACTTCTACAACAGATGGTTCACTACAGACAGATGGTGGTCTATCGGTTGCTGCTGATGCAGTTATCGGTGATGACTTATTCTTACTGAGTGACGCTGCTGTATTAACTTTTGGTGCAGACAAAGATGTTACCGTAACTCACGTTGCTGATAACGGAATAATGATTAATGCTGCAATGCAACTTCGTTTTCGTGATAGCGCAATCAGTATTGGTTCACCCGCTGACGGTGATTTGGATATCAATGCTGATGATGAGATTGAACTTAACTCAACCTTAATTGATGTCAATGGTAATCTTGATGTATCAGGCACGGGTGTTATCGCTGGTGCGGTGACAACTGCGGCCCTAACTGCAAGTGGAATTATCAAAACGGATGATAGTACTGCTGCTACAAGTACAACAGATGGTTCATTGCAAACTGATGGTGGTTTGTCAGTAGTGCTAGACGCTGTTATTGGTGATGACATTATTCTGATAAGTGATGCTGCCCAAATTGCCTTTGGTACTAACTCTGAAATTACATTGGCTCATGTTCATAATGTTGGTCTTACGATAGAGCATCATACTGCTGGTGATAATCTTCCTGTTGTTTTACAATTAAAATCTGAAGAGGATGTGGTTGTTGCAAATGAGGTGATTGCTTCCCTTGAGTTTGCTGCTGGTGACTCAGATGGAACAGACGGTGCCACGGTTGCCGCTGGTATTCACGCAATCGCTGAAGCAACCTTTAGTGCAAGTGCAAATGCTACTAAACTGGTATTTACTACAGGTGTATCTGAAACTGCTGCATCAAGTGCAACTGCTAAAGCAACACTAAGTTCTATTGGTGATTTCGAAGTTGCTGGTGACTTGGTTATCAAGGATGCTGGTACAATTGGTTCTACTAGTGACAAGGATGCGATGGCAATTTCATCTAGTGGTGTAGTGACATTCAGTCAGATACCAGTTATGCCAGCAAACTCCATTGACAGTGATGAGTATATTGACGGAAGTATTGATACTGCACACATTGGAGATAACCAAATTACCCTTGCTAAAATGGCTGGAATTGCACGGGGTAAGATTATATATGGTGATGCGAGTGGTGATCCTGATGTACTAGCAATTGGTAACAACGGCCAGGTGCTAACAGCAGATGGCACAGATTTTGCTTGGGCTGATGCTGCTGCTTCATCATTGGCAGCAGATAATCTCTCTATTGGTGATGCAGCAATCCTTCTAACAACCAGTTCTGGTGACATTACTCTTGATGCTGCTGCTAACGATAGTGATATTATTCTCAAAGGCACAGATGGTGGTTCAGATACAACCTTCTTAACGATTGATGGTAGTGCTGCTGGTGCTGCGGCATTCAACTCTACTGTTACTGCGACAGGGTTCATAATCGGTAGTGCAAGCATTGTTGAGACAGAACTAGAACTACTTGATGGTTTAACTGCTGGTACAGCAATTGCTTCTAAAGTAGTCACTACAGATTCAAACATAGATACAACAGGACAAAGAAATCTTACAATTTCTGGAGAGATAGATGCTGCCACAGGTGACTTCTCAGGTGTGGTTGATATTGCTGGCGCTACAACAACTGCCGCTATAACCGCAAGTGGTATTATTAAAACAGATGACAGCACTGCTGCAACTTCTACAACAGATGGTTCATTACAAACCGATGGTGGTTTGTCTGTAACACTAGATGCAGTTATTGGTGATGACTTATTCTTACTTAGTGATGCAGCGGTACAAACATTTGGTGCAGACAAAGATGTAACACTAACTCACGTTGCTGATACAGGTCTGTTACTTAACGCAGCTATGGTTGTTCAGTTCCGTGACTCTGCTATCAACATTGGTTCACCCGCTGATGGTGATCTAGATATTAATGCTGATGATGAAATAGAACTTAACTCAACTTTGATTGACGTTAATGGAAACTTAGATGTTAGTGGCACAGGTGTTATCGCTGGTGCTGTCACAACTGCTGCCTTGACTGCTAGTGGTATTATAAAAACAGATGATACTACTGCTGCAACTTCTACTACTGACGGTTCCTTACAGACTGACGGTGGTCTATCTGTTGCTGCTGATGCAGTCATTGGCGATGACTTATTCTTACTTAGTGACGCTGCTGTATTAACTTTTGGTGCCGATAAAGATGTTACTGTAACCCACGTTGCTGATAACGGAATAATGATTAATGCCGCAATGCAACTTCGTTTCCGTGATAGCGCAATCAGTATCGGTTCACCAGCTGATGGTGATTTAGACATTAATGCTGACGATGAAATTGAACTTAACTCAACTCTGATTGATGTCAATGGCAACCTAGATGTTTCTGGTACAGGTGTTATCGCTGGTGCGGTGACAACTGCGGCTTTGACTGCTAGTGGTGTTATGAAAACAGATGATACTACTGCGGCCACAAGTACCACAGATGGTTCACTTCAAACTGATGGTGGTCTATCTGTTGCTGCTGATGCAGTCATTGGCGATGACTTATTCTTACTTAGTGACGCTGCTGTATTAACTTTTGGTGCAGACAAAGATGTAACACTAACTCACGTTGCTGATAACGGAATAATGATTAATGCTGCAATGCAACTTCGTTTCCGTGACTCTGCTATTAGTATTGGTTCACCAGCAGATGGCGATTTGGATATTAATGCTGATGACGAAATAGAACTTAACTCAACTCTAATTGATGTCAATGGTAACCTAGATGTTTCTGGTACAGGTGTCATTGCTGGCGCAGTTACGACTGCGGCTTTGACTGCTAGTGGTATCATTAAAACAGATGATAGCACTGCTGCTACAAGTACAACTGATGGTTCACTTCAAACTGATGGTGGTTTGTCAGTAGTGCTAGACGCTGTTATTGGTGATGACATTATTCTGATAAGTGATGCTGCCCAAATTGCCTTTGGTGTAAACTCTGATGTTACACTTAAACATGTTCATAATGTTGGTCTTACGGCAACACATGTTGGTACTGGTGATAATCTACCAATGGTACTACAGTTGAAATCTGAAGAAGATGCGCTTGTAGCAAATGAAGTGATTGCTTCTCTTGAGTTTGCCGCTGGTGACTCTGGTGGAACAGATGGTTCTACGGTAGCTGCGGGTATTCACGCTATTGCTGAAGGAGCATTCACTGCAAGTGCAAATGCTACTAAACTGGTATTTACTACAGGTGTATCTGAGACTGCTGCTTCTAGTGCAACTGCGAAGGCAACGCTAAGTTCAATCGGTGACTTCCAAGTTGCTGGTGACTTAGTAGTTAAAGATGGCGGTCTTATTGGTTCTGCTAGTGACTTGGATGCTATAGCGATTGCCTCAAATGGTGTAGTGACCTTTACTCAGATACCAGTTATGCCAGCAAACTCCATCGACAGTGATGAATATATAGACGGTAGTATTGATAGAGCGCATCTTTCTGCTGATATTATTGATGCAACTAAGATTGCTGATGATGCTATTGATTCAGAACACTATACAGATGGTTCTATTGATAACGCACATATCGCTGATGATGCTATTGACTCTGAGCATTATGCTGCTGGTAGTATCGATACTGCCCACATTGCCGACGACCAAGTGACAGAAGCAAAAATGGCAAATGATGCGATTGGTTCAGCAGAACTTAAAACACTGTCAACTCTGTTGATTAAAAACTCTGGTGGCACTACATTAAAAACTTGTCATACTGCGGGTGCATAAATAGTAATATGAAGAATAATAGGAGCAATCCGTAATGTTAGGAAGTCAATTTTACCATGAAACAATTAGAAAAGTTATTGTTGCCTTTGGAACTGTATTTAATAATATACAATTAGTTCGTAAAGATAATGATGGTGTTATACAACAATCTATGAAGGTTCCCTTAGCATATGGACCACGACAGAAATTTTTGGTTAGGCTTAAAGAAGATCCAGACTTGACAAAACAAGTTGCAATTACACTTCCACGTATTGGATTTGAAATTAAAAACCTAACTTATGATTCTGCTAGAAAATTGAATCGTATACAAAAGTTTAAGAAAACAAAAACAGGGAATTCTTCTAAACTTGATACACAATTTATGCCAGTCCCATATAATCTTTCAATTGAACTTTATATAATGGCAAAAAATTCTGATGATGCTTTGCAAATTGTTGAACAAATTCTTCCTTACTTTCAACCTGATTATACTTTAACATTTAATGATATGGCAGATATGGGTATTAAGAGAGATATACCAATTATATTGAATGACATATCGTATGAGGATAATTATGAAGGTGATTTTGAAACGAGAAGAGCTATAATTTATACGTTGTCTTTTACAACTAAATTTTATTTGTATGGTCCGGTAACTGATTCTGGTGTTATTAAGACTGCCGTTGTAGATCAATATACTGATCTTCCAGCAAATACTCCAGCAAGAGAGCAGAGATATACTGTTACGCCAGATCCAACTAGTTCTGATGCTGATGATGATTTTGGATTTAACGAAACGACAGCATTCTTTCAAGACTCAAAAGTTAAAGATATTGTTACAGGTGAAGATAAATTAACGTCATGAGCAATGAAATTGATAGAGCATTAGGTGTAGTTCAAGAAATTGAATTTAATCCTCCGATTGAAACAAAAACAAAAACAATACAAGTAAATAACAGTAAAGAAACAGACATAGAAAATGATTATGCATACCAACGACAAAACCTTTATAGCTTGGTTGAGCGAGGTTCTGACGCAATTGAAGGCATTCTTGAATTGGCCAGAGAAAGCGATGCACCAAGAGCGTATGAGGTTGCAGGCAACTTAATTAAACAAGTTGCAGAGATAACAGAAAAACTTGGTGATCTTCAAGAGAAAATGAAAAGACTAAAAGAAGTTCCAAGTAACGCACCTAAGAGTGTTACCAATGCATTGTTCGTAGGGAGTACTGCTGAGTTGCAGAAAATGTTGAAAGAGAAATGATGCACAACAGTCCTATAACCCTTGTCAATAAGGGTGGTATAGCAGCTACGATGGATAAATTATCCATTGGAAATAATCTTAAATATCACATGAAAAGGTGTCTAATAGAAATTGCCGATTCTATAGATAATCCTGTATTAGCATATTCAGGAGGAATGGATTCTGGATATGTATTACGTTGTCTATCAGATTTAAAAATCGACAAGATTAAAGTGTATCATGGTAGATTTCAAAACAAAGGAATCACCATGGCCAAAGATTCTGATAGGGCGATACGTTATGCTCGTTCTCTCGGAATAGAACCTAAAATTGTTGATATGGAATTAAACTCGCAGGTATTTGAAAAGGCAATCTCGTTCGGTGAAAAATACAATTTTACTTCACCAATTGCTTTGGTGCAAGAAATATGGCGACAAAATATTGATGGGAATGTCATAAAGGCTGGGGGGCTTTTTGGTGAAAACCCACCTGATTCTAGTACTCCCGATAGATACAGCAATCAATCCTCTTCTATGATTCGATTCTTTTCTCTTGTTCCAGACTCAAATAGCATAGATATTTTCTATTGGGATTTGGACATTATAAACGCTTTTATAACACCAACGTTTGTTTATAAAAAAGAAATAAATCTTTCACCATTCGACATGTCTTTACGTTATGGCAATCCATTCAATCCTATTTCTTTTAACGCTTCTTTACCAAAATGGATAGAATTCATAACTGATTACCCAGACATGATGGAAATTTTTTTCAAATTCCCAACCTTTAACAAATCAGGAAATAATCCAGAATTAAAGGAATTTATTGAATATTATAAAAGCAAACCCGTAGAAACCCTATATTACAAAGTTGGTGGAAAAATACTTAACGAAAAAACAGCACATCTGATAATTGAAGGAATGGTTAAAGATTATGTTTCATAAAAATTGGATTACTTATGATTATAATGAGTTGAAAATAAATGAGTATCCAAACAATGATTATTATCCCACAACATTTAAAGATGCATTAAGAAATCAAGCACAGGTTATTGCACAAGATGTAAAACCAGCTGTTTTTGTTTCTGGTGGAATCGACTCTCAGGCAATCGCTCTTGGGTTTAAGTCTATTGGTGCAAATGCAGACTACATCTATATTCGTTCCAGTTATAATGGTTATTATGATAAACTAGAATACTTTTTTGTTAGTGAGTTTTGCAAAAGAAACTATATTGATTTGCAAATTATCGATCTTGAATTTAATCAAAACAGCCTCAGAAACTTTCTATTAGAATCAGAATATTTCGAAACTAGTGTTGGTTCCGGCACCGTATTTTTGTTAGAAGGAATACGAAGATATAAAGGTGACGGATTTCCAGTTACCGCTGATGGTCATTTTGTTTTTGAGAGAGTTGGAAATATATGTAGAGGAATATTTAAAAAGCCTGGATTAGGACTGAGCCATGGAATAAAACTTGAGAATCAAATTTTATTTGATTTATATTATAATTATATGTTTCAGTATTATGAACATATGCATAGAACAACTCCAGAACTTCAATATCTTTCTAGAATGGAAGCAAAAAATTTAATATACACACAACTTGGATTTCTTTTTAGACCAAAACTGTCTGGTTGGGAATTTCTAGATGATGCGGGAGATTACCCTAGTTTATCTGTAATTGATTGGTCGAATGATCATAGCAAGTATGCAAGATTAACAAAGGGTATTAATGTGATAGTAGATAAATTAGGAATATCATCTGATTATATAGAGAATAAATTAAAAAATCAAAAAGGAGATGACGATAGATTTATAACTCTATATGAATTTGAACCTAAATATATGAAGGAGTAAATGATGTTTGAATATCAATGCAAAATTGTTAAAGTAATAGACGGTGACACCGCTGATGTAGATATTGATTTAGGTTT